TGCAGGAGAATAACCAACAAAGTTCTCACACCACGACTCTACAACAAGCGACACATCCGCCCCATCCACAGGCCCTGTTAGGGGACTGAGGACTTCAACACGGATCTGACCGTTGCAGGTTTCTGATGTCGCAGCCCCGACGCGGACGTCGAATGAAGCCTCGTCTGCGAAGAAATTCTCTAAGCGGATAAGATCCATTCGAACGGCGTCCCTCACATTCTGCCATGGAACACGAAATTCCAGGGAATTCGACTCGCTAAGGTCGAGCACCACACCCTCATTAAGATTATAAGGGGTGGAACCCAACACAGCGAGCGTCGGATCCCAAAATATGCGCAACCGACCCTTGTGATAAGGCGACGCAGCCGCAGTGATTCGCACGACAAAATCGTATCTCGCATAATCAAAGACTGCTGCACACCAAGCACTGGGAGTGAACTGAACATGAGTAGAGGGGTGCGGGAGCGTTACACCGTTCACTTTCTGATAGGTGCTAACACTCTGCTGCTGCGGGGTAACTAACATTCCCCACAGAAAAGTGCCCGACGCATTGTCCGAGGTCCACGTACGTGAACCCAAGTAGGACGGGCGAGCTGCCAAATTAGAGAACAACAGAGGGTCTCCCCTCTGAGCGTCCCCAACGCAACTCGGATCTAACACCACCTCCTGGTCGGAGGCGAGTGCCAGAGTTTCCACAGTATCATAACCATCACCGTTTGCCATATTATACGGCCGGTTCTGGATTTGAACTGGGCTCTCTAAAATTGGAGGGCGAGAGAAACCCAACTGAGAGAGGACATTCCCAACAGTGGAAATGCGCTCCCCAGCTATGTCCGTAGCCTTTCCAGCCAGGGACATGGCAGCACCCAACGTGGATGCCGCATCCGACAGTGTAAAACCTTGCGGATAGTACACTGACGTAGGCACGTCCATCTCAACATCCTCCGCGTGAACCAGAATCCGCAAATTGACGGGATCTGTTCCACCGTTGGCATGTCGTAGAACTGTCTGAGACTTCATGACGAACGTGCAAACATCGCCGTACAAGCCCGTCGCCAGTTCAATACCTGGCCGGTAATGTACGTAGGGGCAGTCAACAACCACCTCTTTGGTATAAGATGGCTGGATGTCGGCTCCTGACATCTGCGATAACACCATCGTGAGATTTTGATCACTCGAGGGCGACTCAGTAGCTGCACTGAGATTGAAGATCGGATCGGAGCTAGCCTCCAGTCCGGGGTGCGGTCTACAAACCGCAATAGCCTTTCCGTAATGGAAAGGGGTGGCCGATAACACGACCTTCACTACCATCTTCGCCCGAAAGCGCATATAGTAGCGGAGCTTCTCTGCAACAGCAGCACTAGTAAGGAAGCTCTGGAAAGGGTTAACTGTGAAGTAGAGGTTGCCCCCGACTACCCAATTTACATTTCCTATAACTACCTCGCGGCCAAAAAACCGCTGCAACGCATCGTCAACCCGCACCATCGGCATAGCACCTACGGCGTCTGCCTGATTGCTAGCAGGCGCATCTGCGAGTCCCAACACTGCGTCGAGTACATCAGTATGCACCCGGTCTGTTTGTGTAATCTGCACGTTATCAACTTGCTTCGTCTCCTCCATAATGAAATAAAAAGTAGCGACATCATGTGTCGCCAACCGAGCGGTTTGTTAACACCGCAATTACCTTTTTATATTTTATTATTTTATTACGCTCATCATGCTACATATACTTAAAACTTGTACTTGATATACAATAAGAATAAAATAAAACGAAATTAACTACAGGTCGACAAGTCCTCCTGGTATTTACCAGGAGAACACAGCTTCCACCTCCGGGTCCATAGAAAATGGAGCCGGAGCCTCCCCAACCTCTCCTGCGAGGTCCATCAGGAGCACTTCCAAAGAAGGAAGCGTCCCCAGTATCTCGTCCTCGGTACTCGCCACCTCAGATGAGGTGTTCAAGTACAGGCGCAACCTCTCAGCAAGTCTCGTTCGCAACAACTCATAGCGCTCCCGACCACCCTCAATGGTGGCCGCATGCGGCATGTATAACCGCAGAGCAGACTCTGCAGTGTTGCGGTACGCAGTGTAATCCTGGTTGGAAGCCCATTGGAGAGACTTCGAGATCGACTCGAGCTCTATGGCTCCAACACGGAAGCCCACCTGTTCAACGTAGACACCACGGCGCTTGAGGAAAGAAGCTTGATCGCGGTGGTAGAATGGTACAACATCCGACGACTTGTCGATGGATGTGAACTCCAACCCAATACTACCGCAGGCCTCTGCCATGCGCTGATTGTCAATCAGCGCTGTAGAACCTTCCTTCTTTGCCCCAAGACTGTCATCACCATACGTCCCTGTGCGCACATTGCGCTGGAACGTGGTGAGGGGCAACTCGCCCCGCACAGTCTCAACCACCTGCACCACAGGCACCTCCTCTGGGTTGTGCACGTAGAACGTGTATCGCCAGAGCATGGAGCTAACACTACTGTTGACATTGGTAGTGCAGGCAACACCCGAGGGCAGAGTTCCACTCGCTCGGTACACCTCGCCAAGCATGACGTAGATTGGTCTAGCCATGTTCGCGGCGATACCTTCCATGCGGAAAAGAATAGCCCCATCCCACTCGATTTCTCGAGCGATAGTGACGGGGACATTCCACGCCTCGTGGGTGACAGTTTCATGTTGACTAGTGTCGTAACCACGGAAATCGCCAGCGAGGCGCTCCAACTTGTGGTACTCTTCAAGCCACTCTTCCATCTGCTCCCACTCCCGGGACTGGGCGTTCATCCCAACAAAGCACTCTCCCAGGAAAGGGTCTGAAACTTTGTAGATAGGAGTGAAATACTGGCGCACCAGTAAGTTAAGTGCGGTCGTTCCAACATAGAACACGCGGCACTTGTTCTTCTCCAAAGGAATAGCCTCGTTCATCTTGAGCCGCCCGACAAACCGAGCAAGATCTCTCTCGCCCCTATCAAGGCGCGCTATCATGTCATAATACATGTCTAGCAACTCAGGCTTTGGCCACCAGTTCACCCTATTCTCGTCCAAATAGGACCCGTCTTCAGGGTAGTGGGGAAGGACGCACTCAACGTCCGAGCACCCACGTACTGGACAAACCATGTCGAAGAAGAAAGCTTTAGAATTGCTCCTCCCCTTACCAGCAGAAAGTCCAGGACCCACAGCAGTCTGCATAGGCAGCCCGGGATACTCAGCAGTCCCATTGATCGCTTCAAAAAGCGTACAGGGCTTGAGAGTATCGAGCTTGCCCGGAACCTGCAAAGAATTGCGGAAGGCCTGCAAGTAATCCTCACGCGCCTTGTGGAAGGCTTCAGGATCCGGGATTTCCGGAACCTCCACCGCCATCTGCGTCAGCACACGTCTATAATCCGTATCTCCCTTGGAGACGGGTATTTTCGTGCCATGCGCCGGCAGAATGCCATCGGCTGCGCCAGCCAAGACGCTCACTTTCAAAGCGGAGCGCGATGTCTGCAGCGAGCTGGTATTTGCACCTGCCATGGGGCCGGAAGCGTTGACCTCCGTACCAACATAGTCCAGGCGCGACGACGGCGAAACAAGCACCGTGGTGATAGCTCTTTCCACGAGAACCTTCTGGGGCGTGGCGGCAAACATGGGAACTTCCATGTTTTGCGGCAGGGTAGTGTCGAAATGCGTGATCGCCTTCCGTAACACACT